TGCGGGCATCCAATGCGGGTGCGGTCATCGTGGGGACGGGTGGAATACCGCGAGTGTCTGCGGTGTGGGCGGAAGACTAAGCGAACGAGGCGAGACAATGAGCGAAGCGATTCAGGCACTGCTGGAAGCGTTTGTCCCCGAGACGATCGACCGTAGGGGCTACCTGTACGACGATCCGACGTTCGGTTACCCCACGGCCGTCAACCCGTTTACCTCCGTCACCGATCGCAGCGATGGGCGGTTCAAGCCGTACTATGACAGCGAGGTAGACCTAGCCTACATTCGGGGGGCAGCACGTAACCTGTCGCTGCTGACGCCTGTCGCTACGGCGGCCCTCGATAGGCTGGCGGAATACACGTTCGGCCCGGGGTTCGAGTTCACCGCACAGGGGCAAGATCAGCAGTTGGTCGAGTTGTGCCAGCGGGTCATCGATCGCTTTGTTGACGACGTGGATATGGTGGGTAGTCTTGATCGGGAACTCCATCACCGCAGCCGCGAGGATGGCGAGGCGTTCGGCTACCTCGAACTCGGCACGAACGGACGCCCGACGCTGTGCATGGTCGAGCCCGACCAGATCCGCGAGCCGGGTAACGTGCGGCAGCTAGAGGACTGGCTGAGTGACTTCGATGGCGTGACGTCGTGGTCCTACGGTGTGCGGTCCCCGGCGAGCCGTCCAGCCGAAGCCCTCGGGTATCATCTGTTGCGGGATGACGGCGGGTTGGACTGGGACTACATCCCCTCCCGCAGGATGGTCCACATCAAGCGGAACGTCTCACGGAATGCCAAGCGGGGCGTCTCTGACACGTTCCTCGTCGTGGAGGAGATCAGCCGAGAGGCGAAGTTGCGGCGGAACATGGCCGAAGGGGCGGCGCTTCAGGCTGCGATCGCGTGGATCTTGGAGGCTCCCCCAGGGACATCGCAGGCCAGCATCCAGACCCTCGGGGCGTCCGATGCGGTGGCGCAGTACGGGCGGCAAGTGGTGGGCGGTGGTGCGAAGAACCAGAACGTCCAGCGGTACAAGCCGGGGACGATCTTGAAGCCATCTCCGGGGCTGGTCTACAAGCCGGGGCCGATGGGTGCGGAGCGGAACAGCGGCTTCTTGGAGGTGTCGCAGTACGTGCTGCGGATCGTCGGGACACGCTGGGCGATGCCCGAGTACATGGTCAGCGGCGATGCGAGTAACGCCAACTACGCCAGCACGCTGGTGGCCGAATCCCCGTTTGTCAAAGCCCGCGAGGCCGATCAGTCGTTCTACGCGAGGGAGTTCACCGCGTTGCTGTGGAAGGTGCTGCGGTTCGAGCATGACCGGGGGCTCCTCACTGCGAGACCGTGGCCTGAGATCGAGGCCATCGTAGACATTGCCGTCCAGAAGCCCTCTGTGGCCAGCCGCAACGCCCGGGAACTGGCGGACGTGTCCCAGATCCAATTGGGGATGGGCGTCGTCAGCAAGAGGACGGCAGCCCGTCAGATGGGGTTGGATTGGGAGGAGGAGCAGCGCAACCGAGCGGAAGAGGGACCGCAGACGCCTCCATCGATGCCCGGGCAGACGACTATGGGACCAGAGGAGCAGGCTGGACCGTCGGCCGAACCGGGCCAGGATGTGCAATCTCGGCTTAATGGAGCACAGGTCACAGCCGCAATAAGTGTGTTGCAGGGCGTTACGGCGCAGACGATGAGCACACTGGCGGCAGTGGAAATGCTGAAGTCGATTGGAATCGACGATCAGACGGCCCGCCGGATGATCGCAAGCACGCAGAAGCTCCCACGGCCAGAGGATTCCGCGAATGCCCAAGCGTCGGCCCCGTCGATCATGCCGGTCAGGGAAGCGGAGGACAGCTACAGCCCTCCAGAAGCAGCCCGAAACAATGCCCGCCGGGTGCTGAAGTGGCGGGATGAGCACGGGGACGCGGTGGCCGGGATGACGCAGGTCGGATGGACGCGAGCCAATCAACTGGCCAGCGGGGAGAACCTGTCACGCGAGACGGTCGGCAGAATGGCGGCGTTTGCCCGGCATCGCAAGAACGCCGACGTGGCCCCCGAGTATGAGGGCGAGCCGTGGCGAGATGCCGGGCATGTCGCGTGGTTGGGCTGGGGTGGGACCAGTGGCGTGGACTGGGCAGCGGGGATTGTCGGGAATGTGCGGGAGTCGAGCCTAGACGCTGCTGTTGTGGCGGCGTTGGAGAGTGTCGCAACCATGCCCGAAGCGCGGGCGATTCTGGAGAATCTGAGCCATGCCACTGAAGCCGGGCAAGGGTGCAAAAGCTGTGGCCGCGAACATCAAGACCGAGATTGCAGCGGGCAAGCCCCCTAAGCAGGCGGTAGCCATCGCACTGGCCAAGGCAAAGGGCTCGAAGAAGTGAGCGAACTTCAGAACCGGATGGGCGTGGAAGCCGACTTCTCGCGTCGGCTGTCTCGCCTCACGTCACGTCAGCGGCGGGAACTGAGGGAACTGCTGGGCAATCCCCCGGACATCCGCAACGTGAGCGAAGCCGACTGGAACCGCTGGGAGGAGGAGCGGCGGCGGGAACTCACGTTGATCCTTCTCGCGATCATCCTTGCCGCGTTGAACCAGCACGCCGAGGAGTTGCTTCCCCCCGGGCAACAGCCGAGTGACGAGACACGGACGCAGGCATACCGGCAGGCACTGATACGGGCGCAGGCGATCGCGGCAGACTCGGCCCGTTCGTCGATCCAGTCCGCCAAGGAAATCATTGTTGCATCGGGCGAGTTGATCCGCACGGGCACGGCTGCGGATATCGAGGGCGTCCTAGCGTCGGCACTCGGCCCGGATCGTGACGCGGTGACAGCGGCGACAACGACGACTCTCGCACAGACCGAGGGAACCAACGCAACCCAATTACTGCTGGCGGCGTTCTCCTTGAACCTCGTGACGCGATGGCAGACCGAGAAGGACGGCAAGGTCTGTCCGATCTGCAGGCCATTGCAGGGCAAGTCTGTCGATCTGTGGGACGTGGTGTTGCAGAATCTGCCAGGGCCAGGCGGTGGCAGGGCTGTCGATGAGATCATCAGGAACGGTGGCCCGCCGGCGCACCCCAATTGCCGGTGCTACCTACTGACGAAGGCCGAGCCCACGGCGATCAGGAACCGGGTTCTCTGACCCTCGGGTAAATTTGCCCGAGGGTGCATTTTGTATGAACGCCCCATTTTCTTAGGGTGGATATTGCGGGGGAGTTGCAGCCGGTGACAATCGGGATATGCGACTCACCGAACAGACGACGATTGCCCCCCGACGAGTTGACCGTGAAGCCGGTCTGATCGAGGGTGTGCGTATCCTGGGGCAGGACTCACGCAACGGCAGGCGCTACAGCCCGCGTGCGATGGCCGAGGCGGCCCGACTGTACGAGGGTGCTCCCGTCAATGTGGATCACCCCGCAACCGAGCGCAAAGACCGACCACTCGCCGAGGCGTTCGGCTGGATTCGCAACGTCCGGCAGGAGCAGGGCGCGGTGTACGGGGACTTGCACTACCTCAAGTCACATCCCCAAGCCGAGCTTGTCGCTGAGGCAGCAGAACGCAACCCGAACCGTATCGGCTTGTCGCATCACGCCGAGGGCACCGTCCGCATGGATGGCCAGCGGGTGATCGTGGAGACCGTCGAGCGGGTTCACTCGATTGATCTAGTCCAGACTCCCGCCACCAATGCGGGGCTTTTTGAAAGCGAGAAGCAACGCATGACGATTCGCGAAGCGGCGATGGCTGCCGGTGAGGAGAAGGTCCTTGCAGCCGAGGGGATGGGCGAATATGCCGACCTGCCGGTCAAGGAAAACGAAGACTACTTCGCGGCGATGGTGTCCGAAGTGCTGAGCGGCAACGGTGACCGCGCGGCGAAGATGAAACGCATCGCGGCGATCCTCAAGGCGCAGGAGATGCTGCAGTCCGACGCGGCCCCCGCTGGCGAGATGCCAGAGCCCGAGATGGAAGAGCAGGAAGAGATGCCCGACGTGAAAAAGGCGGTGGCCGAATCGTTGGCCCCGGTGCTGTCGAAACTCGACGCCCTCATGGAGGGCTTCGCGGTGGTCAAGGCGGACCACGACGCCCGGCAGTTGCTGGAGTCGTTTGGCCGAGAGGTCACCCCTGAGCGACTCAAGGCCCTCTTGGCTGTCGACGCTGGCAAGCGGGCGGCCCTCTTGGAGTCGTGGCCGGTGACGCAACGGGCGGGGCGTCCGGCGGCTTCTCCCCCGGTGGCGGCGGTGTCGTATCCCAGTGATTCCCGGCAGTTCATCGCTGCCATTCGTTCCAACTAAAGGAGGCCGCAATGGCGGTTCGTACCGATGGATTGCCGGAGCAATTGCTGCGGCCCAACCAATTCACGATTCAGGATGATTTCACCCGCGACGTCGACTCGGCGGACTGGGTGACCACCCTCACCGATTCCGGCACGGCGAGTGTCGGGGATGCGGCGGGTGGGATCATCGCCCTCGTGGCGTCTGACGGCACCGTGGCGGACAACGACGAAGCCTACATCGAGTCGGCGAACGAGGTGTTCCGGTTCGCGGCCGATAAGCCGTTGCTCTTCGAAGCCCGCGTGCAGTTCACCGAGGCCAACACCGACGACGCGAACATCCTCGTTGGGCTGCTGGATGCGGTGGGCGCGAACTCGTTGCAGGACAACGGCGCTGGCCCTCCTTCGTCATACAGCGGCGCGGTGTTCGTCAAGACCGACGGCGGGACTGTCTGGCAGACCGAGACCAGCAATAGCACGACCCAGACGACCAACGAACTGACGGCGGCGAACGTCAACAATCTGGCGAAGCGGGCTGTGACTGCTGGCGGTGCGGCGTACCAGACTCTCCGCATTGAGTACATGCCGTATTCGGCTACCAATGCCTATGTGACCTTCTTCGTCGATGGCGTGGCCGTGGCTCAGCACGATTACGTGTTCACTTCGGCGACCGAGATGCAGATTGCCCTCGGGGTGAAAAACGGTGGGGCCAATTTGGAAACGCTGAACGTGGATTATGTCTCTTGCAGCCAGGAGCGCTAAGCAATGGTGAATGTCACTCAACTACGGCGTCTCTTCGAGGCTGCCCAACGCGATGGCCAGACCGATCGGTTTTACTCCGATCTGAATGACGGACTGCGGAAGAAAGAGATCCGTTTCGGCGACTTCTCGATTCGCAA